CGGACTACTAGCCGTTAAACTGTTCAATACCATGAAGATCAGTGGTATTGACCGCGTAACGGACTTCATAGACTACACTACCATCGCAGGAGGTATACGGAAGGACAGTTCCACGGGTGTCTCCCGTAGTAGCTGTCATTGTAGCTGTACGATCCGCGTCGATGAATCGAACATTCTCATCAATGTGGATAGCTGCGTAACCAGCCCCATTGGTTCCACCTGTATCGCTAACTAATTCAATTGCTCCACCAAGAGCAATCTTGCCAGTTAAGCCGTGATCGTCTGTCCCGGCAACATCACTGTAAGAGTCACCAAGAGAATCAGAAGCCAGAATTGATAGAGCCAATCCTGCTACGGCTGTGCCACCAATTTCCAAAGTATTGGCATTCGCACCACTACTATTGGCAATCGCTGATACATACGACATGCCTACAATGAAGCCTTGGGCATGAGACGATGTGAAGAGAGAAGCATCGGATGCAACTATAACGTAAGTACTATCAATTACATCACGCCTAACGCCTTTCTCGACGTTATCTTCTGTCCATCCAGAAATGTTCTCGGCACAATAAGGAAGTCCAAGGACATCAGTCCAGCCAACATCCATAGTATCACCACCCGCACCGGCGGCTGTAGTCACTTTGTCAATGAACTTGAATGCCTTCAGACCATATTGGATGGTTGTACCACTAAGCGTAAACTGTTCACGCATACCTTGGCCTAGATAGTCCTTACCAATAACAGTGACGACATGGTTAGAACCAGCAGAACCAACGGCGGTAAGACAACGGCCATAAGCGGCATCCATCTTACCAGCGATACTAGTCAGTGAAGTAGAACTTCCATCAAACGTGTTCTTGAAGTCAGCACTGGTGTAAGTATTAGCACTTGCATCAACGGTAACTCCGTCCCAAATACCATCAGCGTCAAGTGCGGATGGCGCTCCCAATGTAACGATGTGAACTCCATCTATAACATCGGCAGCAAATTCCATGTTTGGAACATACTGTGAGATATTGCGAGGGTAGTTGTCAGCAACAACTTTAGTCATAACTTTTTCCTCTAGTTAAATTTTACCATCGAAGACTTAGAACGAGCATTCTTCTGTTCCGACTTTGATTTGAGACTGGAACTACTCATTGGAGCAGTTTCATCTCCAGTCTCCATGTTAACAAGAGTCGGGTTTTCGTTGAAGCCTTGCCTTTCTAACTCCTCTTCAGTCCAGATACGAATAGACGAACCACTTGGGAAGTAAACCATCCAGCCAGCATCAACTTCTCTATCTTCGTAGTCGAAGCCGCCTAGTAGTTTTCCTTCTTTATCCTTCTTAGGACTAGCAATCTGTCTTGTCGCCTTTCCTTTTAGCTTATGCACTTCAAAGCGTGGTTTCAGATTAACTTCTGACATCCCCTTACTCCTTCTACTTACGAGTTAATCAGAACCGCATGGGTACGGAAGGATTTCCACAAGCACCATTGTCCCTGCCAAACAACCCTACGACCATGAGCATCAATCGTCCAAGGAGCAACAAGCTCTTTGACCTTCATGTTGACATGCTTAAGGATATGTAGACGGAGGAACTTGCTATTAACAAAGAACGCCTTGTTAACGGGGCAGTCTTCATCGTATAGCATAGGAATGTTCTGGTGCTTAACACCAGCAAAGCCCAAGTCCATCATCTTCTTACCAGAGTTAGACTCTGACAAGTTGATAACAACCTTGTCCCGTACTGCGGTACGATAGTGCCTAAACAGGTTACGACCAGTGAGAATAACGTCAGGCTTGTCACCCTTAAGAGTCAAGTCCATAAGGATATCGTCAAACGCTTCTTCAATGTTCGTGCTATCTAGGTTGCCATTGAAGTCATAAGCAGATGTACGCCACTGAGTTTCATTGGCTCGGTTGATATTACCAACAGTCCCAGTGGTGGGATCATCGGGAATAAGAAGTCCAAGACCTTGCGGGTCAGTACCAGCACCAGAAGCATAGAGATACTCAGAGAACTTCTCTTTGATGCTCTCTTCTAGTACGTCGATCTTAGCTTTCATAAGCTTAAAGATCTGAGCCGCGCCTTGGTTCTCATCTTCCTCTTGGTCACTGATAACTACTGAACCAGCAACACGCGCCCAATTGTAAGTCACAGTATCGAACTCATTGGTTTGCGCTACTGGCTGTTCGTCATAGTACTCAAAAGAAGTGATGTTAGGATTACGACCCAAAGTAAGTGGGTTCGTAATTTCGTGACCACCGTCTTCAAACTCAACACGGTTGTTAGCGAAAGCCCACGCCATTAGGGCGTTAGACTTAATAGAAGCAAGGATCAGCTTCTTACGCGAACGGGTAAGTGTTGATTCGAGGACCGTGGCAATAGGTGTACTTGCCATTGTTTACTCCTAGTTAATTCCAGCATCTTCCATAGCCTGACGAATGATGTCATCGGTAGATGTATTTACGTCTGCTATCTGTGCGGTATCTGTAACTCTTGCTTCTGTTACATTACCGTCAGGGACGGCTTGCTGCGTATTTGCACTAGGACCAGCTTTCTGTTCAGCTTGCAAAGTCTCTAGGGATTTCGTCCAATCTAGATTACGTTCTAGGTAATAAGATCGGAGTTTAAAATACGCGGCTTCTGGACTAAGAGTAGACTCTTGTTGCAGAAGTCGGGCGAGAGAGTTTTCATGTACGGCTGCATCGGGATGTTTTGCACTAAACTCGTTGTAGACTTGTAAGGCACGATCATTAGCCTCTTGTGTGTCAACTCTCTCGGTCTGCTCCGCTACTAATGGCTTTAATGCGGTATCTAGCATTTGCTTGACGGCACCCATATCCATGCC